GGCCGCAAGGCGTTACGGGACCAATTGGCGCAACCGGACTGCAGGGCGTTACAGGCCCAAGAGGCTCCACCGGAGTAATAGGTTCTACCGGTGTTTCTGGTCTAGCTGGTTTAACTGGCGCAACTGGGCCGCAAGGCGTGACTGGCGTGTCGGGGTTAGCCGGGGCAACAGGCCCTACGGGTGTTTCTGGTCCAAGCGGCGCAGCTGGCCCGACCGGATCCGTTGGTGCAACAGGTGTCGCAGGTCCAATTGCCGGAACAAACAAGCAATTAATTTACAACAATAACAACGCCCCGGCTGGTTCCGCCAACGCATTTTATGACAGTTATCTGTACGCGCGCGAAAATTTGTACATTCAAAGCGCAACGCAAACGCATAGTTATCGGTTTAATGTCGCGGCACCGGGGTTTTCATTTTCTCCGGGCATTTTTTCGCTAGTTGATACCAATACAAACACAACCCCGTTATACATTTTAGGCGACCGTATTGGTATTAACACAAGTTCTATTTTTACTGGCACACTGACATTAAAAAAACATTCGTTTGTTGGCCCCATTGGCGATGTTGCAGACCTACAAACAATAATTACACGTCTTCAGACGGGTAACGTTGTGCTTGATACAGGCATGTACGGCACAAACGACTCATACCTACAAACACGAAACACGGCACTTGCAAACACGTATTATCCGCTTCGTTTGAATCCGGCAGGCGGCAATGTTTATGTAGGCCGCGCAAGCACGACACTGTATACGTTTAACGTAGGCGGTACGGGTAGTTTTGATAATGAATTGAGAGCGTCAATTTTTCGCGGTGTAGTAGATTCGACCTCTAGCGCGCCAGCTTTTTGTTTTGATGCCGATATTGATACGGGTATGTGGCGTCCCGGAGATAACCAACTTGGATTTTCAACAGGCGGCGTGAACAGGCTTACGATAAACGCTGCCGGCGACACAACAATAAATAACAGTTTGTATGTGTCCGGCGGTTTTGCACAAATTAAAACGCCGACAACAACCGGGCAAAACGTTGCAAATCTCGTCGTCACAACAGAAAACGACTATCAGTGGGGGTCGGCAATACGGGGGCGACATTTGCGCCCCAACAATGGACCCACTTTACTGTATGACGCGCTTTTAAGCGTGGTCGCCGACGGGCGCGACGCTGGCGGTATTTTGCGCGCCACCTCTGCGCTGCATTTTATTTGCGCAGGCGACGCAGTTGAGAATGGTATTCCAAGCAGTGTTTGGATCGGCCTATCCGACGCGGCAGGTGATCATTTATCGTTTTTTCACATCAATCACTCGGCACAACGGTGGTCACAACTAGAGTCGTTTACCGGCGTTGGGGGCCTATTCGACTCAAACCTGAACCGCGATAGCGGCCTGCGCCCCGAATTTCCATGTCGTGCGTGGGCGCACATAAGCGGTGTCAGTCAGCCGGCTATTACACGCGCCGCGGGCAACGTATCGTCTATTACAGATCTGGGTGTCGGCAAATACCGGATCAATTTTACGTATCCGTTTCCTGATGCCAATTATTCTGTCGTTTGCAGTGGAACAGCTAACACCGCCGCCAGCGAAGAATGGGTTGCGTCACCAAGTCATTTTACAACAACGTCGTGTCAAATAAATTTTGGCGACAACAACAACGACAACGATTTTGACGGTCTTGTGTGTGTTGCAATATTTCGTTAAGAGGTTGTTATGTCTTTGCAGTGCATTGCGTATCCAATAGCAGACGGCGTGGCAATTATTTATCCCGCTGCGCCTAACTTTACGCCGGATCAAATAGCTAAAAAAGATGTACCAGAGGGAATTCCGTATGTGATATTAAACGCAGCGGATGTACCAAAAGATCGCACCTTTCGCGATGCGTGGGTAGTTGATTTCAGCGCTCCGTCTGGTTTTGGAATGTCTGACGCAGAGTGGCAACAGCTGTATGCGCCGCAAATTAGCGTGCCGCAATCTCCAACGCCTTCTGATGAATTGGAACCATCATGATCTCAGTCAATTTACACAAAGCAAAAGAGATCTGGCGTGACCGGTTACGCAAGCGGCGTCAGCCGTTTTTTGCGCAATTAGACGTAGATTATTTGCGGGCTCTTGAGACGCAAAACAACGTCATTAAACAAGACATTGAAGCGCGCAAAAAGAAACTACGAGATGCGCCAGCAGACCCCCGCATCGAAGCCGCGACAACGTTAGATGAATTGCGGCAAATTAATCCAATTTCAGAGGCGATGGTTGCGGCTTTTAGGTCGCCCAGACACGAGTTTTGATAACGGCGCTTTCCGGCGTTGAATATGCTACTTTATAGGGCAGGATAAATGCCCGCAGGGATAGCACAATGGCCAAAAAGCGCATATCTGATCTGCCCAGTAAGCCAATACCGGGCGCTGACGATCTAATAGCCATCGTCGATTTGCAGGCCGGGCTGCCGACGACTAAAAAAACGACGATCGGCAACCTTCTCGCGACTTTAAATATTTTGTCGCAGGGTCCAACTGGTCCGCGCGGATCTACGGGACCAGCTGGTCTGGTTGGCGCAACAGGGCCGCAGGGCCCGGTTGGCATGGTTGGCGCAATGGGCCCGTCTGGTTCTCGCGGCGAAGTTGGCGCAACCGGGTCGCTTGGCGCTACCGGCGCTACCGGCGTTCAAGGTACTGCTGGTTTACCCGGCGCCACCGGCGCGACTGGTCTACCGGGTACCGCAGGCATTTCTGGCGCGACAGGGCCCGCAGGCCCATCTGGTATACGCGGCGCGCCCGGTATTACTGGTCCCGCTGGTGTTTCTGGAGCTACAGGCCCGGCAGGCCCGACCGGCGCTGTGGGCGCTACCGGGTCACAGGGCCCACAAGGCGAACGTGGTTTTGCCGGCGCAACTGGTTTACAGGGGTTTACAGGTGTCACGGGCGCGTCTGGTCCCAGCGGGTCTCGTGGCGAAACTGGCCCGGCTGGTGTAGGCGTTACCGGCGCTACAGGCCCCAGCGGCGCAACAGGTCCGGCTGGCGTTATTGGGCCTGCCGGGCCTGCTGGTGTTACCGGTCCGCAAGGTTTACAGGGCGTATCTGGTCTACAAGGTCCGCAGGGTCTTCAAGGCATTTCTGGCCCACAGGGTCTTCAAGGCATTTCTGGCTTACAGGGTATTGCCGGCCCAACAGGCGCAACAGGCGCTACAGGTCAAAGCGGCGCAACAGGTCCAGCGGGCACGGCGGGTTCAGCCGGGCAAACAGGCGCTACTGGTGTTGGCGCGGTTGGCGCTACGGGTCCAACGGGTCTTACTGGTGTAAGTGGCGCAGAAGGCCCTACCGGCCCAGAAGGCGCAACAGGCGCCACGGGCGCGGACGGCGCCACAGGCCCCGAAGGCCCGCCCGGGCCTGCCGGCGCTGAAGGTGTAGCGGGAGAAACAGGACCCATAGGGCCACAAGGGCCGATAGGAGTAACGGGCGCCGCCGGACCGACGGGCGCAACCGGGCTTACCGGTGATAATGGCGCAACAGGTGTTACAGGTGCAACAGGTATTGGTGTAACAGGCGCTACAGGTCTGGCAGGGCCGGCAGGTTTACAGGGCCCACAAGGACTGCAAGGTATACGCGGGCTTACAGGCGAGCGCGGATTAAGCGGACCGTCTGGTAGCGTAGGCGTCACCGGAGCAACGGGCGCAAGCGGCGACATTGGCGCAACTGGTGTTGGTGTGCGTTTATATGGCACATCGCAAACATGGCCGCCAGCTGGTACACCCGTCATTGGCGATACGTGGATTATTGGCGCAGACGCGCTAACAGATCCCGATCTACCGATCAACGCACTCGAAGGTTTTGCGTATACGTGGAACGGTACGAGTTGGCAAAACATTGGGCGGTTTGTTGGGCCGCAAGGTATTGCAGGCGCTACCGGCGTACAAGGCATTCCGGGCGCAACTGGTCCGACTGGCGTAACCGGTATTGCCGGACCGACCGGCGCAACAGGGTTTACAGGTGATAGTGGCGCCACAGGTGTTACAGGTGCAACGGGCGCCGAGGGTGCAACAGGGCCGTCCGGCGTGACCGGGCCGCAAGGCATACCCGGACCGCAGGGTCTTGTCGGTGTAACAGGGTTGCAGGGCCCACCCGGCATTGAGGGGCCAATCGGCCCGCAAGGAAATCCGGGACCGACAGGTGTAACAGGACTTACAGGACCAAGCGGAGCTACAGGTCCTGAAGGTCCAAGTGGGTTAGTCGGGGTTAGCGGCGCGACGGGCGTCATAGGCCCGAGCGGCTTAAGAGGTCTTACTGGTCCGACGGGCGCGGTTGGAGCGGCTGGTGTTAGATATACGTTTAGTAATTTAACAGTTGCAACATCTATAGCCGCAGGAACAGTTCGTTTTAATAGTTCAAGTATGAGTTCGATTACAACTATTTTTGTTAGCGTAACGGACGTCGCTACCATAGACCGATCAACGTGGTACAACACATGGGACGACAGCACAAACAATGTTCGCGGCCAATTGCACGTCGCAAACACTGGTGTTAGTACGTCACAACCGATTATTTTTAACATAACTGGCGCCGTAACAAATCTTACAAGTTACTATTCTATACCTGTTGCTTACATATCAGGCACGGCGCCAACAGACACGAACTCTCTCACGATTTTTTTCTCGCGCAGCGGGGATGTTGGCGCTACAGGTGTGGTAGGTCCGCAAGGCATCACAGGCATTACCGGCGCTACAGGTTTACAGGGGCAGACAGGCGTAACAGGTATAACAGGCGCAACTGGACTTCAAGGCGCCACTGGGCCAACTGGACCAGCGCCTGATGTAACTGCAACAGCCGATCCTGATGTTGTGCTCGTAGGCGGCGTGACTTTATTTTCAGCTCGCGGCGCTACTGGGCCTTCCGGCGCGTCTGGCGTCGCAGGCCCTATTGGCCCAACTGGTCCGCAGGGGCCAATAGGGCCAGCTGGCGGCCCAATCGGACCTAGCGGTCCTACGGGTCCGGGAGCTATATGGCCAGTGTTTGTTTTTTCTTAGTCTGTTAAGCTGGTCTTGTGGCTACTACATTGGAGTTTTAGGCAATGGCAAATCCAGACATTACATCAGGCTTACCTGTGTACGGTCGCACTACGTTGCAAAACGTAGCAACGACCGCCACAGCGATTGCGAGCAACGCGGCAGCTAGCAATAAAGTTTTCAAAATAAACGCGCTTGTCGTAACGAGCGTGGCATCTACAGACGTCGCAATCACAGCTGATATTTTTCGTGGCGACGTTGCAACACGTATTGCGTTTCAAATTGCAATTCCACCTCGCTCGTCAATTGTTTTAACTGCCAAAGAGAATCCGTTTTATCTCATGGAAGGCGACAGTTTACGTTTACAGGCGTCAGCTGCTAATGCTGCGGAAGCTATGTGCAGCTTTGAGGAGTTTGGCTGATGATTGGACGGCCGGGCGGACGAATTGGCGTTGACGTTTACCCGCGGTCAGAAGCCGCGCAGGGGGTATGGCGTTTAAACGAAATCGGCTTTGAGGCGCGATTTCGTTCGTGGCCGCTCTTTGTAGCAAGATCTACGTCGTTTTTTAGTATCGCGCGGCTAATCGTCGAAATACCCGCTTTCCCGAACGTCGCATTTTCGCCGCTATTAAAAGTTGCCGGACATACAAACTCTTTTTCGTTTGTGATGTTAAGGGATCCAGTCCGTCTAGCGTTTGTTGAGGTTTTTCAGCCACCAAACAGCGCCGCCGACGCGCGATTTGATCTGTTGTTTAAAGCGGAACCGGCGACGAGTCAAGCACTTACATTTGTTGCGTATAAAAGCGATGGCGATACTCTCACAACACCGTTTATTGATATTAGCTACCGCCCCGACGTAACTTCATTTTTGCAGTTACTCAAAATTGCACCGACTACAGACTCGGTTCAATTCCTCACGTACAAGAGCAGCGGCAACATACTCAGCACGCCCATTTTCGAAGTAGACTACAAAATTGCAAACACATTTACGTTTGCAATTTACAAAACAGATGCAATTTTCGGCAGCGTGCAATTCCCAACATACGGCTCTTATGGCGACACAACCGCAACCCCAATTCTTGAAGTTGACTATAGAGCTGAAAACAACTTCAAAGTCGTTGAATACAAATCTGCTGACACTTTTAACGCTGATTTGGTATACGGCAATGACGTAAATATCGTAGTAAACGGCGTTTCAGAGTTTAAGCCAGCGGCAATTTTTGGCGGCGTGCAATTCCCAACATACGACTCTTATGGCGACACAACCGCAACCCCGCTTCTTGAAGTTGACTACGGGGCAGCAAACAACTTCAAAGTCGTTGAATACAAAATTGAGGTAAATACTTTAATAGAATTGAACTACCCGCCAGTGCTGTTACTGCATATGGACGGAGCTAACAATAGCGATGTGTTTACCGACAGCGCGCTCCAACCGAATAATGTCAGGCGTGCGGGTAATGCCGTTATTTCGACAACACAAAATATGGCTGGCTTTGGCGCCGCAGGGGCTTTTAATTTAAGCGGCTACGCGGGCGACTATTTAGATCTTCCTGACGGCCCGCAGTTCAATTTAAGTGGCCGCGCGAGCTGGACAATAGAAGCTTGGATATATTCCTTATCGCGTAGCAGCTATGGTCAAATTATTAACAAAAGAGCTCCGCAATGGGAGGGCAGAATTTCGTGGCAACTATATTTAGAGATAACTACCGGGCGTCTCGGTTTCTACACTGGCGGCATATACGTATCGACGACTGCTGTGCCGCTAAATGCTTGGACACACGTTGCCGCATCGTACGATGGCGTTTTGCGCTTATTTGTCAACGGCACTAAAGTAGACGAATTCAATGACGTTGTTATTTCTAACATCGACTACCCGGTGCGTGTTGGCGCGTGGCCAGACTCATATAATCCTGAATATTTTTCTGGCTACATCGACGAGTTGCGCGTACTTCGCGGCGTGACAGCGTATAGAAATACGTTTCCGCGGCCGACAAGCCCTTTTCCTAGCGCTTAACGCAGCCTACCACATTTATGCGTTTTCGTGTTGACAGCGACCGTGTTTTTGTCAAAATTACCGTCTAATAGCGGTGTGCGCATATTGGCGCTTTACCGTAGCGGCTGTACAATCAAACATCAAGCCAATATGGCTCAGTAAAATTTTCAGGAGGTTCAAATGAGTTTAGCGCACGTTGCTTGGCGGTACGTTGGTTCTGCGGCTGTTGGTACTGTGGGCTCTGGTAATAACCCCACTATGTCCGAAGCGCTTAACGCGTTATGGACACTGACGCAGCGTGCAACTTACTTTGACGGCACAGCCCGTACGGAAGGTGTTGGCTCGGCTGGTACGTGGCACCGACTTCAAACTGGTACCCCAGCCGTAACAGAAATTTTAATGTGGGCGCCCCCGACTACAACAGCTTTAAATCAGCGCATCATGATCGGTGGCAGCACGACAACATACGCAGCGGCACCAATGCAGCTCAATGAAACTTTTGCGACGCAGACTGGTACAACAGCTGGTGCGCTACACGTCAATCTAATTAAAAACGCCGGGCCCGACAGGCCGGCTAACGTGACGGCAGCTTGGAGCACAACGCCCTATGGTACCGGCGACCTTTTTGGCTGGGGTAAGTGGTGGCCGCGGCAGAGCGGTGCTGGCACGCTTCATTTTTGGGAAGCGAAAGAGTGCATTGCTGTTGTTATCACAAATTCGACACTAGATAACGTTTCTGGTTTTATTGGCGGCGCTATCGTAGACCCCGAGACAAATGACACAATTACAGACGGCGAGTCTGACGGCCGCCTTTACGGAATTATTCGAACGGGCGCAAGCTCTGATGTCGCTTCGCAGCCGCAGCGAAGAATTAGTCCGTCGTTTTATACCGACAACTACGGCCGCACAGGATCCTCAACAAATCAATACCGGTTTTTAAACGCAAATCACGTTAGCAACACAGACCCCAAAGGACACGACACGTGCCCCTATGCCGCCTGTTTTTCCCCGAACAGTTCCGCGCTTGTTCCGATGTACACTATGACATCGTTTGTCGAGCCTCCGACTGCGTCTACCTTAAAAACGCGGTCTGGGCAGTTTGGGCGTATGGCAATCATTTATCGCAGCGGCCTGTCTGATAACGTGATCGGCCGTCTACGCGAAATCTTCATGTTTACTGACGCCCAGCTAGCGCAGCGACTCACGTCTGGTTCAACCCCCGTGGGTTATGTTATCTCCGGCTCAGGCGTATCCAACTGCGACGGCATCTTGCTTGAACACGCGTAAGCGATGTCAGACAAACTGACAATTTTCAACGGTCGTCTGCGCGTCGATACGTGTGGCGGGCCGCTCGTTCTGTCGCCAAAGCCGGGCGGCGACGAGCCGTGCTGTTGTGGCGGCGGCGATATTTCAATAGAAATTTGTAACAGCAACGCCATAACTGACGACGATTGGCGCGTAGAGCTTAATGGTACCAATATTGGTACGCACTCAGCGCCTACTAATAGCTTGGCCGGCACTGTATTTCGCTCTCAATCAACCATTCCCGGGCGCGGATGCGGCTCGATAACGCACATAAATTTTTCGGAAAGCGTTTTAAAACCCGGCAGCAACTCAATTTTAATGACTATTACTGCGCTTTACTTTGCTGCTAACTTTGGCACTGTACGTGTTTTACGTTGGAAAAAAAACAGCGCTGGAGATTACGTAGAAGATAGTGTATTGCTAGACGCAACATATGGGGGCGGGTCAATAATTGGGCTTACAAACTCATTCACTTTTAATATTGATGCTGTGTAAAACGTGGCTAAACTCTACTTCCGGTACGGCACAGTCGGTAGCGCAAAGACCATGAACCTGCTGGCAGTTGCGCATAACTACCGGCAACAAAACAAAAAAGTCTTGCTGCTCAAACCAGAATTGGACACCCGGTTTGGCCAAGATATCATTAAAACCCGCGCCGGCCTTGAGGCGCCCGCAGACGTGCTTGTTCCCGCCAGCGGTCCCTGCCAACTTCCAGATCTAAATGACGTAGTGTGCCTACTGGTCGACGAGGCGCAGTTCTTATCCGTCGAGGCTGTAGAGCAACTACATAACGTCGCCCATGCCTGCACGTATCCGCCCTATAACCGCGACGGAATACCAGTAATTTGCTACGGCCTGCGGACTGACTTTCGTCGGCAACTCTTCCCAGCTTCACGGCGTCTTTTAGAGTTGGCCGACGCTATTGAAGAAATCAAAACAATCTGTACATTCTGCTTGCGGAAAGCTGTATTCAACCTTAAGCTGTGCGCCGGCCAGCCGACTCTTGCCGGCCCATCTGTAGAACTCGGCTGCGAAGAAAAGTATTTACCAGCCTGCGCTGCGTGTTATGCAATCAAACACGGACTCAACAACGGTCGAGCGCGTTAAAGAGCCGCACAATGCCCACGATACGGTGGCGGGCTACGCTGGACTTGTGGCCGCCTTTATAGTTGCCGGCCTATTCATTTTCTGGTTGGGCCGCGATTTGTGGCGTGAGCGCCAATGGTTTGCTGAGCGCAAACGGCGGATGGAGTATTTCCGTAATGAGGCGCGGCGTAGGCACGAAGCGTTATCCAGCGCCGGCCTACAAGAACGAATCTTCACGAATGCTCCGCAAATAATTCCGGCGGCATCGGCAGCGCAAATGATCAAAACAACAGTTGAGTTGGCATCGAAGAAACGCAAGATTTTTAAACTGTACGGCTAAGGAGAAGACATGGCCTCACGTGTTCCGCCCCCGTCCCCAAAAGAGATCGCATTGCGTGCTCGTGAAATACGCCGTGGTTGGTCACCCGGCGAGGCGGCGCGGCGATGCGTGTACAAAACCAAAGTTTTGTATGTCCCCGTGTCCGCGAAACTACTATCTGATCGCGCTGCCTGTTGTACAGAATTCCGGCCAACACGACGGCTCATGCAGCTGGATTGACATGTTAGTCAAATGGATTATTTTTATCGGGATTATGCTTCTTTGGAGCGGCGCAATTTTACGCGTCGCTTATCGCGATACGTATCATTACAAAAGGAAAAAACATGGGATGCTGCTCCCACAAAAACTGCGATCGACCGAGAGAAGAGATGACAAGCCCGGAGGCGCTGCTGGGACTTTTGAACGAAAACTCTTGGGTAATAACAAAGCTTCTGGATATCGCCAAAAGCGGAATTCGCTTTGCCGGTTTCAAAAACGAACGCATCGACGAGTTGGCGGCTACTATCGCAACGATCGTGGCGGAAAATAACTATTTAAAAAGCTTGCTCGGTACCGCCCGGCCAAGTGGCGTTAAAACAACGAACAATGGCGTAACAGTCTCGTTTGGCCCGCGTAATGAATACAACCTATTTATTGCAACACCCACGCAAGAAACACGGAGTACGCTGGCCGAAAACCTAATTGCTGCGGGCAAAGAATTGCAGCGGATAAACGCGACTGTATTGAATCAACAACAACAGGTTTTACCGTTCGACAAATAAGGACACAGCATGTCACGGCCGACATTACATCTTGTTGGTATTTTTCACACCAAGCATACGCCCGACTATTCGCACTGCGCGTTTACCGGCAAAGCTCTGCGCTTTTCCAAGATGCTGCGTATGTACGGCTACGAAGTAATTGAGTACGCAAATGCCGGCAGTCAAAGCGAAGCCAGCGAACACGTGACGATTCTTTCTGCTGAAGATTTTGATCGGCTTTTGGGTAATCGAGATAAAAAGGCTTTTCACGGTAACGACGCGGCCGTCGGCACGCCGCATCACAGCTTGTTTGAGCAGCGCCTTGTCCCCGAAATGATGAAGCGAGTTAAACCGAAAGACATTATTTGTCATCCGTTTGGTCACGCGCACTCACGGCTGTTAAAAGACTTTCCATCAAACATACACGTTGAAACGGGCATCGGCTATCCGACGCTTGTTGATGGCACTATCAAGATATTTGAGAGTTATGCGTGGCGGCATTTTCACGCGGGTAAAGACGGCCGTGAAGGCACCAACTACGAATTTGTGATTCCAAACTATTTTGATATCAATGACTGGCAACCCAGTTTTGAGCCCGGATCATACTACGCCTTTTTGGGACGCATTGATGCCTGCAAAGGTTTAGATACCCTGCTCGAAATTGCGCGTCACCTACCCTCAACGCCCGGCGCGCCAAAAATTGTTTTATGCGGTCAAGGCGACCCAACAAAATGGCTGCACCCAAACATTGAATACCGCGGCCCAATTCACGGCGCAGAACGCAGCGAGTATTTGCGTAATGCAATTTGCTCGCTTATGCCGACAAATTTTATAGAGCCGTTTGGCGGGTCTGGTGTAGAAGGTTTGCTATGCGGCACGCCGCTCGTCTCAGCCGATTACGGCGCTTTTGCTGAAACCGTACATCACGGCGTAAACGGCTTTCGCTGTAAAACGCTCGCTGACTGGTTGCACGCATTAACAAAAGTACATACGCTTGATCGCGCAACCATCGCCCGCGCCGCCCGGCAAACCTTCAGTCTTGAAAAATGTGGCGCCATGTATGACGACGCGTTTCAAAAAATTCACCAACTTTATGACAAAGGTTGGTATACGCTACCGGCAGGCTGGAAATTTCAACCGGCGTAAAAAACAATTACGCGGTTCAAATAGCGTAAAACCTGCTCAAAATTGTGGGGCTGTAACAGCCTAAATTTTGGGCAATATTCGGGCATATTCCTTGTGCCCCGTGAATATGTTTTCGCGGAACATGGCACAATATCGGGACAAGCAAGGAGGATGCCGTGCGTCACCCGATTTTGCGTGAAGCCCTAATCGTCATGTGCACTGTTGGTGGTACCGCTCTTGGGTTTGCAGCGGGCCATTCTCTCCAGCTTGGAGACGCAGGCACAGTGACGAGCGCATTTTTCGGTTGGAGCCTTCTCGGAGGTTTTGCCGAATTCTGTTTAAGGAGTCAGCGAGATGAATAGGTTTGTTTACGCTCTTGTTTTTTCTGTTTTGTGTACGCCAGTCTTTGCGCAAGCAAATAAAAAGACAGGCAAGTGGAACAGCGTGGATAACTGCCACGAGCACAAATACGTCGAGGCGGCCACTGCCGCGATTCGTGAAGTGATGGAGCAGAACTTCCAAGCTCACACCGCGGAAGATCTCAAAACGCTGATGAGCACGATGACCTCGAACTGTCCAGACCGCGAGAATTTCGTGCAGGAATGCCAGCAGATGTTTGACGATACAGACGTCTACATCAGGCTTGTGGATTGCCGGTGGATCACAAGCTGGCGCGATAGCAAGGGTCTGTGGGCCGCTGTGCAGATAACGCAGTGGACTATGCCCAAGGACGAAGATGTCGACTACACGGAGTATCGGCATCGGTCTGGGTTGCTGCCGCGCTGGGAGCTGTGCGAATATCAGCTGTATGCGCGGGTTGAGAAGGGCCAGTGGAAAGCTCACGTGATTAACGGGCCGCCGTCTGAGGCGATGTGGCCCAACGGCAAAGCACCGGCACGCGAGCAAGTTGTAGTCCGTCCAGCAAAATCTTCTTCGCCGGCAAAGCGTAAAGCCGCGCCGCCGGAAGAAGATTGCCCAAACGGGAACTGCCAATGGCCGAACACGCCTAACTTGGCGCGTCCGCGCATGACCACGATGAAGTAAGTGGTTACCACACTCACAGTGGTTAAACGTGAGCCCCCTTAGCTCAGTTGGTTAGAGCATCGGACTTTTAATCCGTGGGTCCTAGGTTCGAATCCTAGAGGGGGTAATGGGGTTTTGTTTTGTTGGGGGGAGGTTTCATTTCTAAACAAGGAGGTTTGAAATGACAGGGATTGAGATCAAAGGTAACGTAATCGGCTTGATCACGGCGCTGTTGATGCTTGCTGGGCTCGCGTGGCAAGCCTATGACGAATACCAAAAAGCCCATCCACAGCCGACGACGTTGCAACCGCCATCTGCGTCTGCTACACCCATCTACTGGAACGATGGGCAGCGTTGGTGGTGTCAAATTGGAAACCAGAGGTACGTTTGGAATGGCAGCAACATACAACGATGACGAACTGGCCCGGTTAGCCGGATATTACAACAACCGGATAAACGCGCATCTCGATGAGTTACGCTTTTTTCTCGCGCGTGAACGTGAACTGGAACATGGACTTACGTATCGTGAGTTTCTAGACGTTCAGCAAATTTTTCATCAGCTTCGGGAGTCGATGGCGCTTCGCGACGCTCTGGGCTCGCATAGCGCGACAGAGCGCGAGCTGTATCGTTGGATCGCGCATCCCAACAAGCACCCGAAGCCCGCGGGTTTGGAGGAGGTAAACGCCCCAACGCCAGTCTGACGATTGGCGCACACGGGGTCGTAGACCAATTGGCAGAGTCAAGGGACTTAAAATCCCTGTGTTGTGGGTTCGAGTCCCACCGGCCCTAGCTCTGCATGTTTTCTTTTGCGAGTAGCCGCATAGCTCAATTGGTTAGAGCACCTGTTTTACACGCAGGGGGTTAGGGGTTCGAGTCCCTTTGCGGCTATTGTCTCGGAGGTTATATGTCAGAACCAGATCGGTTTGGTTGGCGGTCGTCTCACAAAGATCCGCCGCAGGAAGGGCAAGAAGTTTACTACTTCGGTCCCAACATCGGCGTTGGAATAGGCAAGTACAGCTTTACGCCTAATTCGATTAAAAGCGAAAAAGGCAACCCAGACATTGAGCTGTGTCCTCACCTTTTTCACAACAATCATTGGGGCCTCGTCGACGCTTGCGACGCGCCCCATTGGCAGCCTTACGACGCCGAGCGCGCCAAAAGCTGGTCGCCTATGCCGCCCGTCAGCTACATGCGCGAGATAGTCGAATATCTCGACGATACAGAAGCTGCTGACACAGTTTTTCTGGCGACTAAAAACGCCGAATGTTTGTAACCCGGTGTGGGGTTGATTTTTTGATGCCGCGCACACCCGCGGCATGGTCACGGAGGATCGTTATGTTCCGTTTTCTCATGTGTGTAGCCGTCGCTCTTTCGCTGGTCAGCGTTGCGCATGCTGCCCCGCGGCACCGTCGGTCTTACACGCCGTCTCAGGCGCAGGTTCCAGTGAAGTCCTATTCCTACGCTAGTTCTTACGCCGGGCATACGTCCACGGCACAGGGCGTAGCCGAGCTGCAGGCTAGCAATGGCCGCATGGGACATCACGGCGGCAACGCCGGTTACGAAGGCGTCGGCATGGGCTCAACGCCCGAGCAGGCGCTGGGAAACTGCTGCTACAGCAATAGCGGCAGAGCGGTTGTAGACCAAGGGGTCGCGCGTGGCAGGGATGGCCGGTGGTATGCGTGCAAGCGCTACCGCTGAAGCGTAGACTCGCTGACGGCGGGGCGCTGGCAGTAGCCCAAGCTGCTGGCGCCCCGCCCACGCGGGCCGCGGAAACCGGTTGGCAAGCGAGTCTTATTAACTCGCAACGCGGGGTTCGACTCCTCGGCGGCCCAATGAGTTTTGTTATCTTTACACGAAGGAACAGCAAGATGACGCTAGAACGAGCAGCCGAATTGATATCTAAACTGCGCGAAACGCAAAACCCTACAGACTTGTCACCGTGTGATCTGTTTACTCACTTTGTGGATTTTTTTAATCTCAAAGAGAAGCAGCTGATCACATTTGCCCAGATGTGCGGTTTTCTTATTGCGTTAAACGTAGAGAAGCTAGACTAAGCCTGCGCCGGCCCCATCGTCTAGCGGTTAGGACACGGCCCTTTCAAGGCTGTAACCGGGGTTCGATTCCCCGTGGGGTCACTGTTCAATTTGTTTTCACCGTTTAGGAGGATAAAGTGAAAAGTCAGTATTTTTTCATTGTGGCCGCGTTTATCAGTTTCGTATTTTCCATTACTCTGTGGTTTTACGGCGATACAGATCTGAATAGGCAGCAGGCTCTATTTGTCGGCATTTGGGTGCCCAGCATTCTGAGCCTCGGCGCACTTCTTAAATGAACAACTTTACCATCTTCGTTGTCGGCGTCGCGGTAACACTTATTGCCGGCATGGGCGTGCTCGTTAGCTTGGTGTTTGTGGGATACAAAAAATAAAACCACATAACGTAACTCGGTAGCCCAATTGGCAGAGGCGGTAGACTTAGGATCTACTTGTTGTGGGTTCGATTCCCACCCGGGTTATTATCTCGGCAGCGTGTGTACAGCGCTGCGAAATGCTAGGGGAAGTTATGAGCCTTAATGTGCGTGGGAGCGTATAAACTACGTGTGATCACCACATCCTTGCGGCGAGATTTTCGATTTCGTTGTTGGTGCTGCTGGATAAATTACGTACAAAAAAGCCAGCGGTAAATGAAGGCAGGTCTACCTGCCGTAAGCTCACAATGGGAACACAGCCAACAACTTCGGGGGCGTACTGGTTTCGACAGGATAAGGAAGGTTAGGACTGCGTGTCGTGGTTGATCGGTGGGCCACGTTAAAAGCCGATTACGTTTCTAGCTGGCGCTTTTGCACCGGCCCTCGCTGCCTAGTTTCTAGGCCAGTGAGTGAGGCGACCTGAGCCTTATTGCCCAATCAGGTTGACGCCGATAATCGGCTGATCTGGCCCAGCAAGAAAGGGCAAGATGGTGGTAGCCCACCTGACGCCGATAATCGGCTAACTTTGGCAGGAGTGTAAACAACAACTGCCTACACACGTAGACGTTCTTTCTGGAGATATCTCTGGACGCGGGTTCGATTCCCGCCGCCTCCATAGCCCGGAACTATCCTTCATCGGGTAGTGAAGTGAATTAACACCGCGGCATTGCGTCCGCGTCTTATCTTTCAACGGGTAAGATTGCTGAATTAACAGCCGGGTCTCGAACAACAACGGGGACGAAGGAGTAACAGCCGTCATTTGCCGGCCAAGCACTCCGGGAAACTAGGGTGGATTGGTATGCCCGATCCCAAAGTCCTATATCCAGCGCCAGCTAGCATACCTGAGCGCGCCGTTGTCTAACCGGGTACTCCTTGCCTTCGGATACCGCTGCGGGGAATCTCGTGGCGTGCTGCCGACGTGGGGGAGTTCCAAGAAGAGTTGCAACTCGTCTTGGGTTATAGGGTCGGGGGCGTAAATCGACCCGCCCGGTTTTTTCTTTTTGCCCGTGGCACGTTGTCGCGGGTTGTTCAGTGGTTCGTAACGAAGGGAATCGTTTTACGATGTCTCGTCAAAAGACCGGTTCGTGTGTGAAGCAGAAGAAGAGCGAAGACGGCGTGCACAAGCGGCACTGCTATAAGTCCTCGCCGCTGAAGTCGATGGGTGACTCGTTCAAGGACGAGGCTGACCCGAGCTGGACGATCGTGTTGGCCCGTGAGCCGTTCTGGTTCAACATCTCCACGAAGCATATCGCCAAGGCAGAGCCCGGCGATCCGCGCTACTGTGTCGTTGCGCTTGCGCTCGACGATGCAACGGGTGGGATGTTCGACTACCAGATCGGCGCTGGGATCACCAAGATCTTTGATATCAAAAAGAAGATCGAGGTGCGGTTTGCGACGCCCGGCTGCCTGAAGAGCCAGATCCGTGTGTTTGACAAGCCGAACGGGCGGTGGAAGCTTCCGCCGGGCCTGTACCGGCTGCACCCGATGCCGGTCAGCTGGCGCGAAGAGGCTGCGCCGAATGGTAAGAAGCGGAAGCGGGAGCGTGCAGCTGCTAAGGTTGTGACGACGATTGTGACGCGCCGCGCCCCTAAGCGGAAGCGTGCGCCGGTGACACGGCTTGTCCTTCGTCACGGCGGGATCAAGCGGCTGGCCGAACTGATGGCCGGCTAGTAATGTGTTGTAAGACGCTGCCGGGCTGGGTTATGGTGTGCCGTAACCCAGCCCGGTACGTCGCTTTTCTTTTTGCCGTGGAAACGCTTTTGTGAGGTGGTAATGACACTCGATGGCGAAAATCATCCGCTAATTGGCCGGCGTATACGGCTGACAGCGCCGATGACAAATCCAGATTCAAAGTGGATGCCGGTGGAAGAGGGTATGCCGGCAGGTTTAGAGGGAACTGTTATCCTCGTTAACTTTGACGGCCCTAAAGATTGGCACCAGATTCATGTCCGCTGGGATAACGGCAGATCTCTCGCGTTGTTGCCACACGTAGATTCTTACGCGCTATTACCCAAACCAGAGGGGGCTACCAGTGCTGCTGAATGAAGAAACAGCGAAGCTTGACCATTATGGCCGGTGTCCCACGTGTAACGCCAGTTGGGACGCCGGAGATATCTTTACTGTTTTGCGCAAGCAAGACTGGTCTAAAGACAAGACTGACGAAGAACTGCGCGAATATGTGCAGCAACATTACTCGCCGCCCTACAAGTTTAGTTATATCGTCGGCGTTCAATTGCCATATACGCACCCAAATCACTACGACGGCGTGAGTTATTGGCAGTGTCCATATTGCAGACGACAGTGGTCCCGTTTCAAGGAGGAAGGATGAAAGTTTACATCGGTAAGTCTCCAAAGTGGTGGGGTCCGTATCAGATTGCAGACCTGCTTCAGTGGGTTGGTGTCTCTGAAGACCGCTGCCAGAAGCTCGGTGATAGGCTGAACAAAACATGGTTCGGCCCGTTTTGTGAGTGGTTCCACGGCCGGTTCCGTAAGCAGAAGGTTGTCGTCAAGCTCCATTATTACGACACGTGGAGCGTCGACAGCACCTTGGCGCCGATCATCCTGCCCTTGCTCAAGCAGTTGAAGGCGACCCAGCACGGGTACCCCTTTACTGATGACGAGGATGTACCGGAAGAGCTTCGGTCCAGCGCTGCGCCGGCGCTGACCGAAGAAGAAAAGAACTGCGGCGCTCCTGACCAGCTCCATGAGAAGCGCTGGGAGTGGGTCATGGACGAAATGATCTGGGCGTTTGAGCAGTTGAACGACCCGGATCATGACGACCAGTTCTGGCAAGGCCGGGACGAGCTGGCTGATAGTGAGAACATCACCGAGCACATCAAGCGAGTGAAGTGTGATTTCGATGGATTGAAGGCGCACGAGGAGCGTATCCGCCGTGGAACGACTCTGTTCGGTAAGTACTACCAAGCCCTGTGGGATTAACAAAGGAGAACAGTATGCTTTTTGCTGCACTGCGCGCGCTGGGTTCGATGCCCAGCCACCACCACGTCCGCGGCTCCATCGCAGACGAGGCTGGACATTACGTGCTGGAGATCGGCAACACCTGTGAGTGTGAGCCGAAGCTGCTGGCGCTAGCGGCGTTGGCCCCTGAGATCGAGGAGTTTTTGCAGAAGGTCAACAGCCCGCTCGCCAACCTTATTCTCGACAAGTGGGCCGAGGCTGAGGGCCAGCTGCGCGACCAGATTGCTGATAGCGTCAAACCCGCTGAGAAGGTGGCATCATGAACCAGAACTGCCGCTGGTTCGTGGAGGCGCTGCGTGACGCCTGTAATCACGCGCTGGAAGACGGCATGATTGGTGACCAGACGGATCACATCGAAAAAATTGAAGTGACCGACGCTGGTTTCTCGCCGGCAGATCTGACAGATGTAAAAGCGCTAGAAAAGGTTCGCCCTATCGCGCTTCGAGTGACGTGCTGGGGCGCGTACAGCCCAACTGAATGCCGGCGGGTGTACGAAGACCAAGGCATTATCCAAGTGATGACGCTTGTCGCTCAGTACTTGGCAGACCGGGCCGTGGGTTTGAAAGAATCGTTCGATGACCTTCGATAAGGAGAACTGTGTGGATGATCTGACACTTACTACCGCAAAGGCGTTGCTCAAGCTCGCCGAAACGCTGGTAAAAACGAGAGACGAGATGCGCCAGACGATTGACAGGATGGAGCATCTGCGTAAAGTCGTGGATGATTGTGCGAACACCCTGATCGACACCCTCAAGGAAGCGCTACTAATAGTAGTGAGTCAAGATGCCAGCGACGAGGACGGCGACGAAGTGGAACAACCAGTGGTGGACGGAAGTAGTACACAAGGAGAAGATAGCGTTGGAACCACAGGTGAACACGAAGAGCGGGACGAGGTATAAAACAGACGCGGAGATCGAAGTGAAACAACTTCGCCGCGCGCTGTTAAATATCCGCAAGGCAATGGGCGCGCTGGTCCAAAAGTTAGACCAGCGCTGCCCCGGAAGTGAAGCCGAAGAAATCGTTACGCGTTATGTGTGCGTGACGCAGCACTATATTGATACGTTGACGTAGCCAATTCGGGTGTTACAATGCCCGCGTTGGCACAAAAAACGCTCGTGAGAAGCATGTGTATGAACCTATCTCTAGGTGCATGCAGAGGGCTGTGACGAGCAGTTTTCGTGAAATGTTTTGCAGGAACCGTTAGGGTAGATGGCGGAATAGCGGGCAAGCCCTGCCCGGGCCTCGTGGCTATTCCAAGTGACTCCACTCGACTACACTACATATGACTAGGGGAGCGAGTGGTGCAGGTGGAAGACCTGCCAGACGGATTTTAAGTAATCAAAGTTTGCGCCCGTACAGTGCGAACTTGTCTGTAACCTAACAAACGGCTGCAGGGCGTAGGCGGGTAGTGATACCTGTCCTCGCGAGCGTTTCTTGTGCTAACGCTTTCTTGGCGACCGATTGGTCGCTTCGGCACGGGTGGCGACTCGTTAATTCGCCAAGAGTCGGCAGGGGTGCGCTCCCCTGCCGGCTTTTTTTAGCTATCAGAGCCTAGCTAAATATCTGCCAAAAACACGGCATATCTATTGAGGACCTATAGCTCTCGCCGCGGCAGTGGTATAGCCACTGGCTTTACGCGTGAAGTTATACGTACCCTCAGCCGCACCCCCTAACCGGCGACATGTTAGGGCCGTCTAATGGCGAGAGACCATTAGCGTTGGCCGTCACGAGACGACGGCAGTTTTATTTCTCTCTTCAAGGAGGACGACGAGATGATTAGTCAGTTGCGCAACAACCCCGCGATGAATGTCAACGTGGACGACTACCGGGATATGATGTTTATGTTCGCCGTGGTAATCGCCCCAGTGGACGTCGACATCGAGCACTGCCTACACTGCGGCCTCGAACTGGGCGTCTGCGCGTGCATCCCGGCTGAAGCTGCGATCTTGAACGACGACCTCGACAGCTATACGGTTGTCGACGCGGAGTTCGAGCCCGTCGAGAACTAAGTCAACCCGCGCGGCCGCGCGGTTGCACCTCACTAGAGACACTGCCAGTCGCTCACGTTTGGTGCGCGGCAGCGAGGCTTAAACCCTCGTGGCAGGCTGGGTGCAATTCCCAGCGAGGTGTTTTGCCTTTCAGCAGAAAGGAGGTGGGCCATGCGCCCTCCAAACAAAGGCCGTCTCGTCATGAGCGGCTTTCAAGAGCACGCACGGCGCAAGCTGGCCTGCTCTTTTTTTAGCTATTAGCCGTAACATATTGGCGCGTAAAGGTTTACGTCAAACCAGAAAACCCCGCGTGCGCTAAGTCTTTATGTATCAATACGTTACGTCAAATAGTTGTAAGAAACTTGCGTGCTTTCTCATTACCGAATAGGGGACATGTTATCAAAATCGTATAATTGCGACGCGTTTTAACCCTGTGTCGTTTGGAGGTACATATGCGCGAGCACTATATGAGTATCTTTACTTCAGACGATGACGAAGAAGAAGCGGACATGGGCTTCGATATCATAATCTGGCTCAGGGCTAAATAACCTGCTATTTCCGGTCATATTTAGTGACGGATAGGCGTAAGCCAAAAATTACGTCTTGCCCGTCACGATTGAAAGGAAGGAAATAGCATGACCATGTTGCTTATGATCCTTGGTGGTCTGGCGCTCATTGGGTGGGTTTCGGATCAAGCTACGGCCCCGAAAGGCTGGGATGAGTTTACGGCGCGCTGGCAACAGCCCGTCGGTATAGCTCCCCCGGCTCCACGCCCCGCCCCAGTGCCCAAGCCCCGGATCATCAATCCGTTGGAACAGACTTACGACGCCGAGTGGACAACTCTCTCAGCCCCGTAAGCGGAGCGCATGCAGGTATCACATCCTGACCCTGCATGCGCTTTTTTTTATCTAAAGGAACCTAAAGATGACCCCTGCAGATATCATCACAGTCATGCTGTTTCAAGCGGTAACGCACGCGTCAAAAGAGCATGACCGACAGGCTCTTGTACTCGTGCTCGGAATCATGCACCACGTCATAACTGAGCTTCCGGGAGATAACTCGGCGCTGCTTAGTTATGTGACGCAGATGATAAAACAGTTCAGCGCCGTAAAGAACCTACAATAGGAAAAGCTTCGGCTTTTCTTTAGCTATCAGCGCGCGCTCTTTTCGACCCAGCGCCGTAGCCGGTTATATCCCTTATAGCCGGCCACTCTATCCAGTTCTTCCCCGGCGTCATTTAGATAGATAAACGTCGGCAGCGTCTTCACGCCGTAGTTGCGCACCAGATCTTTGCTCACATCGGCATCAATAACTGTCACGCCCCACGCAGCCACTTCGTCTTTATTCGCCAGTAAGTCATTCTTGGCCAATTTGCAGTACTTACACCAGTCTGCAGAGAACATCAGCACAGTATCGGCGCAGGCTTTTCCCATACCCATCACGCAGAGCATTCCAACGATTAAAAATAGTGTGCGCATATGTGTCCGCCCCTCGTGTTTCAAAAATGCGGCCCGTACCACAATAAGAATGTACTCCACGCAGCCAGCAACACGTATATCCAAAAGTTATGTGGTGGTTTTAACATACTATTGTTCCCGCAGTCCTCACATTATTCTAACAAAATGTATTGCTCCTTTTCTTCTTGACCCGCTTATGACAAAATGGGCGTATTCAGCTTGGGAACAGCCGCGCATCATTTCGCACGAGCTACGCAATGCCCTTTAAGTCCGAAAAACAGCGTAGATTTCTTTGGGCAGCGCATCCAGACATCGCAAAACGCTGGGCGCACGAGTATCCAACCAAAAAGAAACTCCCTATGTACGCCAATAAAGAAACAACTCATAAACAATCTGCCGTAAATACAGTCGCTGTCGATATTTACAGAAAATTATCCAAGAAAGCAGACACAAAAGAGGTCTATATCGAACAGCCGGCCAGTGATAAGCCAACAGAAGCAGGCGAAAACCCACCCACTGTTGTCAAAACCAAAGGCGAACGGTGTAACTCAGAAATAAAGCCAAAAAGTGCAGTAAACCCGCTCATGGCGAAGCTTTCTGCTGTCTTGTCGCAGCCCATCATGCAGGCATTAGAGAACGAAAGGGCTGAAATGGAGGCCCGAGAGGCCGCCCGCATGCCTGCAAACACTAATTTAAAGCGCTATGCCATGCCGGCGACTGGTACGCCCCTACCGATGGGTATGCAGGCAGCGGCGCCACAGGGCCAACCACAAGCTCCCGCGGCCCAACCGGCGAATATGGGATCTCCAGCGCCGTCTGGCCAGCTTCCCCCAGTAGGCGGCGGTTCCTCTCCCAATGCCAACCCTATTAACTCCTATGGCGCGATCTCTTCTTCTGGCGACATCACAGGAAACGCAGCTTTTGGGACGGCTAATTCTGTAGGCGGCGAAAAGATAGCCGGCGCGCTTGGGTTATGGGACCGAATTCGCATGAAGCGCGAACGCGGCGGGAAAAAAGCTAAGCCCGGCGACAAAGACTATCCAGATAGCAAAAGCTGGAAAAAGGTCACCAGTATTAGCGCCGAAAAGCAATCCGGTACTCCTGCGTGGCAACGTTCTGCTGGTAAAAATGAAGAGGGCGGCCTTAATGAAAAGGGCCGCAAAAGCTACGAACGCGAGACAGGTGGAAACTTAAAAGCTCCCGTAACTGAGAGCAAACCCAAAGGCGACCGGGCTAAACGTCAGAACTCTTTTTGCTCGCGGATGTGCGGTATGAAACGTGTAAACACTGGCGCCGATACAAAGAAAGACCCAGACTCGCGTATTAACAAATCCCTGCGCAAATGGAACTGCAAGTGCTCCAGCGCGTATGAGTTTGGCAAAGAAGCTGGGCTCAACTTTGGCGGCCTTGGTCGGTTATTTGGTGGTGGCGCAAAGGCCGTAGCTAATACGGCGGCCAAGGCTGTAGCCCCCAAGTTAAACATCGCCAACGTGCATCCGTCTGTGGCCGGCCCGCTCGCGGCAGCTCGTGGCGAAAGCTTAATGCGCCACCCAGACGTCATGGACAACGTGCATAATTATCTCATGCGCGCTAACAAACGTCCGGCACAAGCTCCTGCGGCGCGGATGCGTATGCCCGGCGCTGTGCCCGGTGGTTTCCCGCGCTTTGGCGACACGCAACTGGCCCAGCAGGCATTGGCTGACGCAAGCGCTAGGTTCGAGCGCGTCATGGCCGACATGGGTCGCAGGAACATGAGCGACACGATTACCGGCAACAAGATCCGCGCAAATCTGACTGCGTGGGGCGGCCCGACAACCGACGCTAGAACGTGGGGCCAGTTGCAGGGCATCGTTCCGGCGGCCCAGCGCTGATAGCTAAATAAAAGCTCAATTCCGGTCATATTCAGTGATACCCCAGTAGTGCACTGGGTTGTTCTGATATCTTTCTGCCGCTTCTGTGCGGCTAAGGAGAATGACCGATGAGTAATCTGTTTGAAACCGATATCGGGTCCCTGTTTCCTGCCGCGCTCCCGCAGAATATGTCTGCTGACATCAACGCCCGTATCGTGGCGCTGGAGGAAAACCAGGAGCGTCTCGTCACCCTGATAGAGCAGATGGTCGCGGGAGACAAGGTCAGAGCGCAGGCGTTCGACTTGTTGAACGAGCGAGTGGGCCGGGCAGAAGATCTCGCTCGTCTGCGGCAGGAGCTGGTGGATCTCCTGCGCGAGCGGGTTGAGACGTTAGAAAGGAGCCCACAGTCATGAAGCTCTTCACCGGGAAAGTCCATGACATTGATCTGGACGCACCCGCTGACGAACGCTGGACTGATTTTGCTATCCAAAACGGAGACGCTATTCAGTCCATTCTCTCCGATGTCGAAGAAGAGATCGAAGAGACATTGGCGCCACACCTGCCCAGTCCGCTTATCACGGCTGTGCATGCAATGGCGTCCGGTGGCGGCTGGTTACTTCGCCAAATGGTCGGCATGTTTGGCGAAGATTACACACAGGAGTTGGCGTGCATAGCACGGCACGCCGAAGTTCCTGTGGGTAAGCTCATGCTGGGAAACCTCATCTACGACTTTACTTCTCTTTCTGAGATGTACGGTTGTGGGTGCTCCAGCGTCAGCTTTGAGGTCGAGAAGTCTCCCGTGCTGGTCCGTAACATGGACTGGGTTGTGCCTCGCAGTACAGGCAGGCACACGCGGATCTTTCGCTTTCACCGTGGGCGCAGCGCTTATACATCTGTAGGCGTGGCGGGCATGGTGGGCGTGATATCGGCCATGGGTGATTCGTGGGCTGTCACTGTCAATCAGGCTCCAGTTGTTAACAAACTGAATAGCTTGCTTGGCTGGTTATCGGCGCCGGCGCTGCTCTTTAGGTGGCCCGTGTTACAGCGGGTCCGAGCCGTCTGCGACCGATTTCCAAAAAGTTACAACAGTCTTGTTCTTGGGTTACGGAGCTATGAAACCATCGTGCCGTTCTTTGCGCACGTGGTTGGCACCAAAGCCCATGAACACACTGTGGTAACACATGTTGGGGGGAAATCGACCATTCGCACCAAGCCGCATGGCCTTGTGCAAACGAATCATTACGTGGCTGGGCCGTACGCTGAGTACAACCCAGAGAACGATGATGAGAGTGAGTGGGTGACGTATCCCCGGTATGCCGCGCTTCAGGCTGTGCTGCGCAACAGTCTGACCAACGAGCGTAAAGATAGTATTGCGCAGCGACCAGTAACAGCTCTGCAGTTACTGAAAGACGTAACGGACGAGGACACAATGCAACAGATGGTATTGTGGCCCGGCCGCTCGCAGATGGTGGTGAAAACCCGGCAAAATGGCTGATAGCTAAATAAAGCTAAAAAGCCGGGCATATCTAATGGTGCCAATGTGTTGTTGGCGCCCCCATATAGATTACATGGGTTTCGGTGTAATCGTGTCCTCATGTTTAAGGAACTGTTCAGATGAGTGCAACGAAGAAGATCCCTGCAAAGACCCGCGGCGTCAAGGCGAAGGTCAAGGTCGGCAAGGTCAACCGGGCCAAGAAGCCCGAGCTGACTGACGAGCAGATCGACGCGATCGTGCAGCAGGCCCTTGCCGATGAGAGCCTGCTGAGCCGCACCAACGCGCTGGTGGTCGACACCCTGTCGGCCCTCGGCACTGGCGTCTCCTCGGTGATCACCACGCTCGCTGAGGCGATCCAGAAGATCGCCAGCGGGGTGTGGGCGTTCCTCGGCCGCGTGTACAACGCGTTCGCGGAAGCGGTGTCGGCGATGGTGGCGTGGGTCAAGGACATGGCCAATGCTGCGTACGGTCAGGCCAAGAAGGCGCTGACCGCCGTTCATGAGCTGGTCAGCTCCATGAACGTGAGTGACATCAACGCCGGCATGCTCAAGCTGGTCGCGGCTGCTGCTGCGATTGGCGTGGGCTTCACGGTCGGCGGTGTGGTTGGCATCACGGCAGCGGCAGTCGCCGCGAAGCTTGGTGCTGCCAACATTGTCATTCAGGCCACTGGCATGCTGTTCGCCGCGTCTACGGCGCTCTGCACCTCGTCGGCGCTCTACGCGCTGTTCGAGGGCGGTGTGGAGAAGAGCACGCTGGCCCGGATACTCCCCGCCGTTGAGGCGAAGGTGAAGGCGATGCGTGGCGGTACGGCCGCCGTGGCCGCTGCCTAGTGCAGTAACAAAGTCCTGCAGATCCCCGGGTGCTGCCCAAGCCCCGGGGCTGCAGGCTTTTGTTTAGCTATCAAAGCCCGAGCTAAATATCGGGCAAAAAGACGTCATATCTAATGAGCAGTAATAGCTGCTTGCTGGTAAGCCACGTGTTGTGTCTCCAGCCACGTTCTTTCGCTCAGGGAGAAATAGTTATGACGACGATGACCCAGCGGACTGCCGAGCACGCCCGTGCCAACGACCTGTTCGAGATGGAAGCGCACGCGATTGAAACTCATCGTAAACTCGGCCCGAGCGCCATAGTCAAGAAGATCTTTACAGAGACGCTGGACTGTGTGCGCACGTGTGTTCGAGTCGAGAAGACCATCGCCGCGTCTGCTCGCCTCCGGGGCGATACGCGCGAATACGGAATCGCGTGGGAGCGCGTGGTTCACGGCACAAGTATCGCGCAGACGTTGGAAAGCTGCCTGAACCGGTGGTTCTAGGCGCTAACAATTTATCGGCAGCGGAGGCGACGGCTCCGCACGCGTAAGCGTTTTTTTTTAGCTATCAGCGCTTTTGTATTAGAATAAGCGCGGGTAAAATTGCGACATTATTATCAAAATCGGTAGGCACGTTATGCCCGCATCTGAAGACAACGGCGTAGATTTACGCCCAATTGGCGCAACAGCGGGCGCAGCTCTTCCGGCGGCGAGCTTACTGGAATATCTCCTCGTCACGCTGCCTAAGTACCGCAAACTGGTCAATGACGCCCCGGACTGGACGCTGGCAAACGGCAATGTCGATGTGGCGCGGATGCTGAAAACCCTCAAGCCGGGGGATCTTGGCGTATCTGGTTTACAGCGCAGCCCGGACGGCGCGTTTGTTAATTTTCTTATTCAGGGCTCAGGATCAGCATCAGGCGGTCCGGGCATGCACGGCCAAATGGTGGGGCCGTATATCCAAGCGCCGCACAAGCTCACAAACACACCCCCGGGCGGCAAACCTCCGCCGCTTTCGTTCTTAGTGAACGACGCCGGAGAGGTGTACAACCCGGCACTCGCGACGAACCGCAAACGTTTTATTCGTAACGCCCGAAAGGCTCCTCGCTACATGGCGTTTGAAGGCGGCGGCGATAAATACGGCCTGCTGAAGGCGCGCTTAAATGCTTTGTCTCGGCAGATTCAACAAGCCAAAGCGACAGGTTCTGACGCCAACCAGCTTGTCGCCCAGCGCGATAAGTTAGTCAAAAGCTTCAAGAACTTCCTCACAACTGAGCGCACGACACCTACAGGCGGGACCTACGCAGCCAAAGGCGGCCTGCGTGAGTTCTTTGAGGGCACGCCGCAGGCCAAGATGCGCAGGCTTGAGGCAGATGTGCGTGCGCTGGCTGATAATCCTGCCTCGCCCACGAGCCTCGCTAAGAAAGAACGGCTCACAGCGCTCGCAGACTTATTTCGGCGCCGCGGTACAAAAGCCTCGCCCGCGCTAGCAAAAGAAATCACGAAAGCTATTGATGAAGTGGGTATGCCGCAGGGGCAGTTGGCGCGTTCAAAGTTATTTAAACCCAAGGCGTTTGAGCGCTTGATCCCCACACTGCATCACGGCGGCGCAGCGCTCGATAAAGTGCATGATCCGTTTTTTCAGCTGTTCGAGACACTGCCGGAAGCCGCCCAGCGCGAGATTGCCGAACGCAATGGCGTGAGCCTGAAAATCTTGCGGCAACGGGCGCGAGAGAACGCCAAAGAAATTGCTCGTGGCCGCCTCGATGCCAAAAAGCGCCCGTGGAAATTTAATACCAGCGACTCCATAGGCATTGACAACATCTATGACGATGCCGTGAAAGATCGTTCGCAGTTCTTTCCAGAGGGCTATTACGACAAAAAGCCCCGCGGCACGATCTATGCTCGGGCCGCAGACCATATTGACGAAAGCCAGTTCGCGAAGTCGCTGAACGTCGAGACGAATAAGGGCTACGCAAGTTCTGCAGCGCTCGGCGCCGGGACAAAAGAAGTAATCGGGCTGAACATGCTGCGGCGGCGGTTTCCGTGGCTGCAGAAGCTCCCATTTATTGGCGGTCGGGGTCAGGGTACGCGCTGCTGGGGCAATCACTGCGGCTCGATGCCGTCTGCCGTGCTCAGCGATGTCGGCGCCGTCAAACCGCAGCTTTCGCACATGGATGTCTTACCCAGCACGCTCCTGACGCAGCCGGGTGTTAAAATACTTGGTATTACGAATAAGCCGATTGTTCAAAAAGGCTTAAATTTAATGGCCCGCAACCGTACGCTGCTGGGCTTGGGGGCTACGGGGTTAATGGGTGCGGCGGGCTACGGCGCCGGCGCACTGGGGAACGTGCTCAAAGCACCGCCGGCCAAGCCACTGCCGCCCAAACTCGATCCGCACATGTTTGCCAACGCGATGAAACTCTTACAGCCACAACAATGAATATGAGATAGCACGATACATTTACATATCTAAGACTGGGGGCTTGCCATGAACGTGCAAGAACTGTGCGCCCGCCTGCTACGCTTTGTGATCATTTTTTTGGCTGCTTCGCGCGCTGCGATGGCCGGCACGATCGACCCCAGCACGCCAGACGCCAAGTATGTCGAGTTTGGCAAGCAGTTTCCCTTTGTCGTGCGGATCACCAACGATATTGACTGCAAGAAATGCGACGAACACCACGAACAGCTTGCCTCGGCTGTGATCATCCGGCCGCACTGGGTGTTAACCGCCGCGCACGTCATCAACGAATCAAATAACGACGTGATTCATGTGGGCGAGAAGAAACACCGCGTTGTCTATAAGGTGCAGCACAAAGATTACAACGCAGACAAAATCGGGTTGCACGATATTGCGCTGTGCTACGTAGCCGAAGACTTCAAACTATCGTTCTATGTGCCGCTGTACAGCAACACAGATGAAATCGGCCAAGCCGTGACGATTGCGGGCTGGGGCTCAACTGGAAACTTTATTACGGGCGCCACAAAAACAGATAATCAGCGCCGGGCGGGACACAACAAGCTTTTGTCCACGCATTTAGCAACGGTTTTGTGCTCGCCCAGAAAAGAAGGACGGTTTCCGCTAGAGTTCATGATCGCCCCCGGAGACTCTGGCGGCGGAATGTTTATTGGCAATCAATTAGCGGGAATTAACTCATTTTTAGCGCACGCTGACGGGAAACCAGACGGCACGTACGGTGACGACAGCGCGTTTACCCGTGTGAGTTTGTACAAAGATTGGGTAGAATCTGAGATTCAGAAGCACGAGCGTGAGTTGGCGGCGCAGGCCACATTGGGGCCGAACCCCGTGGCTAATTTAGATATTAATGCGTCAAAATAGGTCACCGGTCTGTTATGAACAGCATTCTCGACGATGACCAGCCGATGAAAAAATCTGCGTTGCCGGCTGGGCTGTGGCACAAAATCGCTGAGCTTTTGCCTGAGATCCAGCTGCAAGAGCATCAGCAACGCATCGCCGACCGCATTGCCGGCCCGGACCCTAGACTGCTTGTCTATCACGGCTTAGGGTCTGGCAAGTCTCTTTCCTCGCTCGCCGCCGCTGAAGCTGCCAAAGAGCAAGAAGGCGAAGAGTATGGCGTGGTGGTCCCGGCTAGTCTCAGGGGAAACTTCGACAAAGAGATCAAGAAGTTCACGCGCAACTCAAATCCAGAGATCATGAGCTACACGGGGCTGGCGCTGGGCAAGAAGTTTCAGCAGCAGCCCGGCACGCTGATCATGGACGAGGCGCACAGACTGCGTAATCCGGGAAGCGCCAGTTCCGCGGGCGCTGCTGAAGCCGCTGCGCAAGCCAAGCGTTTACTCTTGTTAACAGGCTCGCCGATCACAAACTCGCCCACGGACTTGGCGAATTTGTTATCGATGCTGAACAATAAACAGATCTCGCCCGAAGAGTTTGAGAAGCGCTACATAGATTATAAGACCGTGCGGCCCGGCTTGTTTGGCTGGCTGCGTGGCGTGAAGCCCGGCGTTAAGCCAGTCGTCAAGAACGAGCAAGAGTTACGCCAGTTGCTGCAGGGCAAAGTTGATTATCAGCCCAGCAAAACTCCTGAAGGTGTGAATGTCAAAGAAGAAGTCGTGCGTGTGCCGTTATCGCCAGCGCAAGACAAGATTCAGAAGGCCATT